CGCAGCCTGGGGAGTCCGCGACGATCCGGGCGCAGGTGGCGCCGGGTCGGTGGGAGGATGTACCTAGACGTAGCGAGGCAAACAAATGAAATGGCAGCCGATTGAGACCGCACCCACAGACGGCACACGCATCTTGCTACGCGGCAGGAACGGCAAGATTGCTGATGGACACTATGGGCAGCCGGATGGGTTTGCAAACCCTAAGCGGTTTGTTTGGCCGTACATCCATGCCAATCCGACGCACTGGGCTCCGCTCGCGTTGATTGCTGCTGCGCCGGAATTGCTCGATGCGGCGATGAAGGTGAACGCGTTGAGCATCCAGACCGATGTGCACAAGAAATTGCGTGCCGCCATCGCAAAAGCAACAGGACGTGTGGTCGCTGACGATGCTGCGCCCGAATGCACTTGTGCAGCGAAAGACATGACCTTTGGCCGATGCTGCAAGCTGACGCCAAACAAGTGCAAATGGTGCGGGCACGATATTCATGCCCACGACAAGCAATACGGCTGCGCAGAGGACGGGTGCGATTGCGAGACGCCCAACGCAGAAATAACCGGCGCCGATAGGCGTCCGGGTTGATTGACGGGTTAGCCGTGCGCCCGATGAAGACATGGCAACTGATAAGGACTGACCAAATGAACGTAGACCGCGAAATGCCGACGTACGAATGCCACAAAACGGTGTGGGCCTTGAAGATTGCCGGAATTGTTGGCGACCAGCATGGCGGGGTTTATTTCCAGCCCGCCGAAGAGGGCTACGACAAAGTGCCGATGTCGCCGGAATACGTGGCGAAGCACAAGCCCGAAGTTGGCGGCTACTACGTTGTCTATGAGGACGGCTACAAGTCGTTTTCACCGGCCAGCGCATTCGAGAGCGGATACACGCGCCTGTGACGGCTAACGCAGATATCACCGGCGGCCGACGGCCGTCCGGTGCATAGACGGGTTAGGCGCGTGCCCGTTTCACGCGCCATTGCATGAGGACAACCATGGAACTGCAACCCCACCAACAGCGAGTTGTGACCGAAAAGGCCGAACTGGACGAGAAGCTGGCGAAGCTTGACGCCTTTGGGCGCACTCCGCTTTTCGCTTCGCTGCCCGCCGACGAACAGGGCCGACTGAACCGCCAGCACTCACTGATGGAGCAATACAGCGCCGTCTTGGGCGAGCGCATCGCGGCTTTCACTTTGAGCGACCTGTTAGGCCTTGGTTGATAAACGAAAGGACCGTGATGGACCCCGAAAAGCTTGACCCGATGTCGTGGGCGGGACAGCTTTCTTATCTGTCGGTAGAAGTGGCACGCACGCACGTCCTGAATGTGCATAGGGCCGAAGCAGAAGCCAGATACCGGGCCAAGTTCCTGGAGAATATCGCCGTCCACAAAGCTAGCCGGCAGGTACAGGCCGAAAGACGGGTCCTGGGGATCATGCGCAAACATGCCGAGCCTATTAATACCGGAGATTTGGCGGCTCTCCTGGGCCAGGATCGTGGTTCAGCAAGATACACCTTGACAAGATTGGCAGAGAGAGGGAAAGTCTGCAACGTCGGGTCACAAAAGCGGCAGATGTGGGTTGTGTGTGACAGTTGAGACTATGCACGAGGTCCGGGGTGTGGTATAATGGAGGTCCTGACACCACGTGGAGAGCGAAATGAGCGAAGACAATGGGCTTCTGGTTTTGGCCACTCGAATGAGGGCGATTCAGGCCAGAATGGACGATATGGACATCGAATGGAAGGCCCTGACGAAGGAGCTCGATGAGATTCGGTTGAAGCTCATACCGGACCTGATGAACGAAGAGGGAATAAGGACCGTCACTTTCGACGGGATCGGCAGGGTCCAGTTGGCAGCGGACCTCTATGTTAGCATCATTGGCAATAAGGAGGAAACATATGGGTGGATGAAAGATAACGGTTATGGCGGCGTGGTGGTTGAATATGTCCACCCATCTATGCTCAAGGCCACCATCAAAGAAGGCATGAAGGCCGGGAGAGAATTCCCGGAGGACAAGTTCAAAATCAGCCCGTTTTCGCGGGCGTCAATAGTGAAGAGATAATCGATGAAAAATGAACAGAAAAACGGAACAAGCGTAGTGGCTCCTATCTACGGAATGCAGGACGACAGGCCCGATTGGCTGCAGAAGGGGTCTGCCGGGTCCGAGGATGTCGGCGTCAAGGACATGATCCTCCCCCGGATCGACGTCCTCCAGGCCCTGTCGCCCCAGATTAAGAAGTCCGACCCGGCGTACATCCAGGGCGCTGAGCAGGGGATCCTGTACAACACGGTAACCGGGGAATTGTATGGCTCGTCGGTCGAATTCGTGCCGGTGATGTTCCGCAAGGAATTCATCCTTTGGAAGTTGCGCAAGGCCGGTGGCGGATTTTTCGGTGCATTCAAGACCGAGGCGGAAGCGAACGCCGCCCACTGCGGTGTTGCCGACCCTTCCTGCTACGAGGTTGTCGAGTCCCACCAGCACTTTGTCATCCTTCTCACCGGGTCCGGGCACCGGCAGGCAGTATTCTCGATGACCAAAAGCAAGCTCAAGGCGTCTCGCACCCTCAACACCATGGTTCAGATGGCGGAGGTCGATCGTTTCGCCAAGGCGTACAAGGCGACGGCCATCGAAGCGAAATCCGAGAAGGGGGAATTCTGGAATGTTCGGATGTCTCCTCTCGGGTACGTGTCTAAGGAGCTCTATGCGCAGGGCAAGGAGCTCTATGACCTTATCAAAGCGGGGCTGGCGGACGTTGACAGGGAAGTTGCTGGACCCGACGCTGAATTTTCCAGTGGGTCGGCGGAGCTCTGATCGTGGCCTACGACAATACTAACAAGGGGGCTTTGTTCAAGAACGACAGGAAAGATTCCCCCAGCCATCCGGACTATAAAGGTACGGTCAATGTCGAGGGAACTGAGTATTGGGCGTCGGGGTGGATCAAGACAGCCGGTCCCTCGTCCAAGAATCCGGGGTCCAAGTTTCTTTCAGTGGCCCTGACTCCCAAGGATGAGAGGGCCGCATCTCAAAGGGCACCGGTCAGGCCCAGCCTGGAAGACGACGACGACGACATTCCGTTTTAACGGCACAAAGGACGGACCTGTGTACCAGACGAGAGAAAGGATAGAAAGTGTTCACAACACTTAACAAAATAAGGGAACAAGGACCTTGCATTGACGGCTGGGAGCGGCTTCTTCGCTCCCTTGGAAAAACCAAGGCTGATGACGAACCGTTGTCGTTGTTGACGGTTCTTGACTCCAACGGCCTGGATGACACCTTGTGGTGTTTCCGAGCCGTTGACGGGTTCGACAAGGAAAAGCAACTGTTTGCCGTGTGGTGTGCACGTCAAGTGCAGCACCTGCTGACCGACCCAAGGTCGTTGGTAGCGCTTGACGTTGCGGAACGGTTCGCCCTTGGAGCCGCAACCCGAACCGAGTTGGATGCGGCATGGGCTGCGGCACGAGATGCGGCACGGTCTGCGGCACGGTCTGCGGCACGGGATGCGGCACAGGATGCGGCATGGGCTGCGGCATGGGCTGCGGCATGGTCTGCGGCACGGGGCGCGGCAGAGTCTGCGGCACGGGATGCGGCACGGGATGCGGCATGGGCTGCGGCAGAGTCTGCGGCACGGGATGCGGCATGGGCTGCGGCAGAGTCTGCGGCACGGTCTGCGGCAGAGGATGCCCAAGAAGCACAACTTCGTAAACTACTGGAGGGAACTGAGTATTGGGCGTCGGGGTGGATCAAGACAGCCGGTCCCTCGTCCAAGAATCCGGGGTCCAAGTTTCTTTCAGTGGCCCTGACTCCCAAGGATGAGAGGGCCGCATCTCAAAGGGCACCGGTCAGGCCCAGCCTGGAAGACGACGACGACGACATTCCGTTTTAACGGCACAAAGGGCGGGCAGAAATGTCCGCCCTATTCTTATGGGGATAAGAATGAGACTTGATAGCTGCCCGTACATAGGATTCGATACCGAAACCACCGGGCTCCAATATATGGTGGATAAGGTGTTTGGGTTTAGCATAGCCCTGCCGGACGGAACCACGGAATACCATGACATCAGGAGAGAACCAGGGGCAATTGACTGGTTCAACGATGAGATTGGACGGTTCAAGGGGAAGATAATATGCTTTAACGCCAGTTTCGATTACCGAATGTCCGAGTCGTCTGGGCTGTATCTACCGCTTTCGAAGCTGGACGATGTGGCGGTAAGAGCTTGTTTAATAAACGAGCACGAAATGTCGTATTCTCTGGACCATCTCTCGGAAAAATACCTAAAGGAAGGCAAAGAGGACATCTACCAGGAATTGGCCAAAATGTTCGGCGGCAGGCCCACCAGGAAGGCCCAGATGCCCAATCTGCATCTGGCTCCGGTAAGCTTAGTATCGCCATATGCCAAAAAAGACCCCCTGCTCACCATGCGGCTGTACGAGTGGCAAGAGGAGGAGATAGAAAAACAGGGGATCCGAAAGATAGCGGATTTCGAAAAAAGGGTGATGGTGCCCCTGATAAAGGCGGAGAGCAGGGGAATACGGGTCGATGCCGACAGAGCCAGAAAGGCCATGAGTGCTTTGACGATCGAGATAACAAAGGCTCAGAATGAGTTGAATGGCATAGTCGGCAAAGAGGTAAATGTCAACAGCATCCCGCAGATCCGGGGGATATTCAAGCCCGTAAAACAGAATGACCTGTATTGGGTAACTGACAGCGGGTACACTCTGCCAAGCACCCCGTCTGGGGCTCCCTCCATAGATTCCCCTACCTTAAAGGAGATGGAGAACGATAGAAGGGCTGTTTTGATATCGTCCATCAGGTCCATGATCAAGACACGCGACACGTTTTTGGGCGGGCATGTGCTGGGGCATATGGTGGGGGATCGGATATACCCCAGGATAAACCAGAACAAGGGGGAGGACGGCGGCACCGGGTCGGGAAGACTGTCATACGTCGATCCGGCCCTGCAACAGATACCGGCAAGAAATAAGGTGGTGGCGGCGATAGTCAAGCCGGTATTTTTGCCAGAAGAAGGGTGTAAATGGGCGTCGTTGGACCAGCACAGCTTTGAGGTTAGAACGTTTGCCCATTTGGTCAACAACCCAAGTGTGATCAGCGCATACCGAGACAATGAGAGGATGGACCTCCATGAGTATGTGGCCAATTTGACCGGGCTCCCCAGGAACGCCACGTATAGCGGCCAAGCTAATGCCAAGCAGCTGAATCTGTCTATGATCTTCAACAGCGGGAACGGAGCTATTGCCGAAAAGATGGGAATGGATTGGGAGTGGGCCAGCTTTGACGACTCCAGGGGCAGTAAAGTAACCTACAAGAAGGCCGGACCGATGGCCGAGAAGGTGATAGAGGAATATCACAAGAGGCTCCCTGGGGTAAAAGAACTGGCCAAAAAAGCCAAGGTCATCGCAGAATCGTACGGGTATGTTCAGACTCACCATGGCAGAAGGCTGAGGTTTCCCCGGAAGTTCAAAACGTACAAAGCGTCCGGGCTGGCCATCCAGGCAACGTCTGCTGACATCAACAAAGAGATGTGGCTGGCCATGGACGATGAGTACAGGGAACATGGCAATAGGCTCATAATGAATACCCACGACTCATATGAGGTCAATGTGCCAGAGGGCTGCGACGCGGAGAAAATGACCGAGAGGATACAGGAAAATATAAGATCGAGGGTGCCGTGGTTCAGGGTTCCCTTGGTGCTTGACCTGAAAGCGGTTGGTAACAATTATTGGGGTAAAGAATGATCATAGACTGTGAGTCATTGTTTGTCATACCGGGGGAGCCAATGGCCGATTCCGTGCACAGGGCTGCTATGTATTACATATCCCAGGGCATACCGGTACTGCCACTGGAGCCAGGGAGCAGGAGACTTCCAGAAATAGGAATAAACTACTCATCCGCGTCCACCAAACCATCAACCGTGGACAGGTGGTTCGGAAAGGACGGGAAGTACAGGGGATTCAATCTCGGAATGGGCTGCGGTGCTGGCAAGGTGATGGCCCTGGACATCGACGCCAAGCCAATAAACGGCACCACCGGAATAAAGGAACTGAAAAAGATTTTGGACAAAGAAGGCCCCATGCCATCAGGACCGGTCCAGAAAACTCCCTCCGGAGGTTTTCATCATATTTTTCTGTGGCAGGAGAACGCGGCTTCCAGTACCTCTAAGGTGGCCAATGGCATAGACACCAGGGGAGGGGTGGCCGACAGATGCACCGGGCACATAGTAGTGTTTCCATCGGTGGTAGATGGGAAGAGGTACGAATGGATGCAGGGGGGAGAAATACCAGCCATGCCCAAATGGTTGGTGAGTAAGCTGGGATCCCCTTGGAAAGAGCCCAAGGCCAAAGGATCGGATGTAAAGGTAATCCCCACAGGACAGATCGAGAGGATGTTGGCGACGATAGACCCGGACACACTGTCCTATGATGACTGGATAAGGGTCGGAATGGGGCTCAAATCCTGCATGGGAGATGATGGGTTCCAGGTGTGGGATGAGTGGTCCAGCGACGGGGAGCGCAGGAAAGAAGGAGAATGTTCGGCCAGATGGAAATCGTTTGAAGAAGAAGGGCCTGTAGGGCTGGGCACCCTCTTGTTTTTGGCCAAGGATGCTGGATGGAGGCCGATAGAGGGGGACGTCCTGTACGGGGGAAACGATTCGGCCATAGAGGAGCGGGTCCTTGAAATGAACAAAAGGTATGCCCTAGTGAGAATGGGCAAGACCCTGTTGGTAGCTACCTTCGAGAATAATTTCGAGAACAGGAAAGTGGATTTTTTGTCCATGCAGTCTTTCCGAGACATGTCTGCCCCCGAGAAGGTGTTTGTTACGACGGCAAAAGGGGTGATTGAAAAGCCCATGTCGGATATCTGGATGGCTTCCCCCGCCAGAAGGGCATACAACGGATGCGGCATATACCCACAAAACGACCAGCCCCAGAACGTGTTGAATATCTGGGATGGGTGGGCAGTAGAACCGAACCCAGAGGCCACCTGTGAAAGATACATGTTCCACCTTAGAGACACCATTTGCAACGGGGACATGTCAATATATACCTGGATCCTAGATTGGATGGCAGACTGCGTGCAGGACTCCAGGCACATAAAAGGGTGCTGCATCGTATTGAGGGGGGTCGAGGGCTGTGGCAAGGGGATGTTTGCGGATACCTTTGGCAGGTTGTTCGGGAACCATTACTCCCACCTGATTGATTCCGAGAGGTTGACCGGGAAATTCAATAGTTACCTGTCTGACTCGATAGTTATCTACGCGGATGAAGTCCTATGGCCTGGGGATAGAAAATCAGCCAACATATTGAAGGGGAGGATAACCGAGACAAGGATACACAAGGAACACAAAGGGGTGGATGCTGTTGAGGTAGATAACCTAGCCAGGGTAATAATAGCATCCAACGAAGACTGGATAGTGCCGGCTGGGCCACAGAGCAGAAGATGGTTAGTGTTAAACGTTAACGGGAGCAAGGCCGGGAACCGAGAGTACTTCGACGGGCTATCTGATGAAATCAAGAATGGCGGAATGGGTGCCCTTCTGCACTTCTTGCAGAACAGGAAGATAACCTCTGACCTGCGGCTGGCCCCAAAAACAGAAGCTTTGCTAGAGCAGCGAAGGATGTCTAACAATCACGACAGTATGTCGCATTGGCTGTATGAAGTATTGCTTAAGGGGTCATTTGATGCCGTGGATGTAGAGGCCATGGTGGGGGACGACATAAAATGGCCCAGGAGGGTTAGGACATACGAACTGTATGCTGAATACAGAGATTGGGCTAAAGACAACAGGATATCGTCCTATGACACCCTCAATTTGTCGGTGTTCTCGGACAGAGTTAAGAGATATGGATTTGTGGCAGAAGGGAAAGAGGTCATAGTCCCCAGCTTCAAGCAGTTGGAGTCTATGGTGGCGATGGCGCAGGGGGCTGGTTGATACTTGTGGGCGAGCACCGGGTGTGGTATAATAGTTCTTGGGGATGGTCCCCGATATGGAGGATTAAATGACAACGATCGATGTTTTGGTGGATCTGCAGTTCGGCAGTACAGGCAAAGGAGCGTTGGCCGGGTACTTGTCGATGAAAAACGATTATGAGGTAGCCGTGTCGGCAAACATGCCCAATGCCGGACATACGGCGTACGATGCTGAGGGGAACGTCTTTATCCACAAGGTTCTGCCCAGCGGGGTTTTCAGCAAAAATCTCCGCATGATTGCGGTGGGTCCAGGGTCGGTATTCTCGATCGACAGGCTGGCCCAGGAGTGGGGGCATTTAAAGGCCCGTCTGAACACTTCCCCGAGGCTGGTGATACACGAGGCCGCTGGTATCCTGTCCCCGTCTCACAGGGAATTAGAAGAGAAGACCTTGGGGCGGATAGCAAGTACCATGCAGGGCTCTGGTGCCGCCCTCTGCGACAAGATCATGAGAAACCCGGGGGTGATCGCCGCCGACAGAATGTTTGAGATACAGAGTGCCGTTCCCGAAGCAGAAGTAGTGAATCAGTGGCAGTGGCTTCAATCTTTTACCTCTGCCGGGGATGCTCTGGTAGAAGGGAGCCAGGGCTACAGCCTGGGCATTTCGAGTGGGTTTTACCCCCACTGCACCAGCAGGGACTGTACCCCCGCCAGGGTAGTGGCCGATGTCTCTCTACCCATGTCCTGGGTCAGATCGGTGTATGGCTCCTGCCGGGTGCACCCGATACGCGTAGGAAACACCATCGAAGGAAGCAGTGGGGGGTGGTATAAAGACCAGAGAGAAATCAGTTTTCAGTCCCTGGGGGTGGTGCCGGAGAAGACCACCGTAACCGGAAGAGAGAGAAGGATTGCGTCTTTTTCGAGGCACCAGATCGAAGAGGCCCTGTTGATGTCTAGCCCCGACACGATATTCCTGAATTTCGCCCAATACAGCTACTCGGACACCACCGAATCTACGGCAATAATCAAGGATGTATGCCAGAAAATCCTGAACAGAGACGTTCCCATCCTGTTGGGATATGGCCCCTACCCTACGGACGTCATAGCCTCATCTCCGACATGGGAGGTTAAATGAATCCTTCCATCCCCAACATGACCGATTCGGTGGTGGGGTGGGTGTCTGCACTGATTCCCGACAGGCACCCGATGAACACTACCATCAAGATGGCGGAAGAAGTATCGGAACTGATGGACGCCATCTTCACAGGAGGCAGGAACATTGGCGAAGAGTGTGCCGACGTCCTGATACTTCTCCTGGACGTGGCCCACCTGACGGGAATAGACTTGGTTCAGGAATTTGAATCCAAGATGTTGATTAACAAGAACAGGAAATGGGTTGAAAAGAACGGAGCTCTTAAACATGATAACCCCGATTGAAAAAATGCTGGACCTGCAGTACATCCAGAGATGGACGATGGTTGGTACGAGCAGGAGCAGTAACGTTGCCACCCACTCTTTCAATGTGGCCGTGATAGCCATGGCCATTTACAAGGAGATTTATAACAAGGTGGGGTATACCGAGAGAGACGTCTGTTACTACGCCATCATCCATGATTACATCGAAGCGTATTCTGGCGATATTTCTACCCCGGTTAAAGAGGTAATGAGGGAGCATGGGTTCGGCCCCGAGAAATTCAACTACGGGGCTCCGAAAGAGACGTTTCCGGAACAGGGGATGCCGCAGGCCATAGTCAAGATGGCTGACCTCATCGACAACTGGAATTTCATCAGAGAACATGCCGATGGGATCAGAGGCCACATGGCGGCAGACTTTGCCTACAAAAAAATGGACGAGGCCATACGGGCATCTTGCGAGGACCTGCGGAATGCCACCAATAAAGTAGTAAAAAGAATACTAGAAAGGCCGTCGGATGACCCCGAAGAAAGAAAAAGGGCTCAGGGATACGCTGAAAACATTATTCGGGTCCAAAAGCCATTTACCAATATCCCTGAGTTGGATAGAGAGCCCTGATACATCCCCTGGGGTCCCGGATCTGTCCTACTGCCACAATGGGGTGGAAGGGTGGATCGAGCTGAAATGCGGCCCCAGGGTCGAAGTAAAAGCCACCCAGGTGAACTGGTTCGAAGACAGGATAGCGGCAGGGGGGCTTCCCCTGTTTTTGGCCCAATGGGGGTTGGATTACATGATAGTGCCGGGGTCGGCGGCCAGCATACTGCGCAGGAGCCCTGGGGAGGAAACATGGAGGGGAATGGCCACAACGGTGTGGCACGGGGAGATAGTTCTACACAATCTTTTGTATATAATGATGAACCCGAAAGGAGAATATGAAGATCTTGGCAAAAGTATCGAAGGAACGGGAATCGGAGTACGGAAATTTCAAGGCCAACGCGTGCGTATCCCAGGGGATGAAAACTTTGGCCAGAAACCCTGAGTTCTCCGACGTTCAACAAGAGGCCCTGGACCAGATCCTGTCGAAAATTTCAAGGCTGGCATGCGGCAACCCCAACCATCTGGATAGCTGGCTGGATATCTCCAATTACGCTAGATTGGCGTACGAGCACACCAAGAAAGGGCAGAAAAAATGAGCAATTTGGAAAGTAACCATCGCCAAAACGAAATCTCTCCGGAAGAATGGGATTACAGGGCGGAATATGACCGCAGGAACATGCGTAATACGTTCGCCACCAGAACGTTCTGGGTGGTATATTGCACTGTCTTGGTGGCGGTGGCCGTCGCCTATTTTTCGTTTTTCTAGGGGCAGGACCATGGGAAACAGACATTTGCCAGGACCCGGCGACGAATGCACTTGGGGAAGATGCACAGGGCACCCGCACGACCCCCGGACACAAACCGAAGACGATCTGTTCGACGATAACGAAATCGATGAGGATCTTCACGAGGACGAGGAAGGGGACGATCCACTTGAAGCCTAAAATCTGGAGAAGAAACGGGGTGTGGTGGTGCAGTTATTGGTACGAAGTACTCAGATTTGGAGGACCCACCCCCGCCAAAGCCTATGAGGTATGGAAATGGAGAGCAGACGGAAGCATGGAGTGGCCATGAAATATTTATATGACAGCATCCCTGTCAAAATCAGGGTGAAAATGGTGGCGGCAAGGGCAGTTCGGCTGTGGGCACTGCCCCTGGAAACTTTACTTCAAATGATCTTTGGCCCACACAAATAAAGACCACAGGCCAGCGGCCCCTGCGGCGAAAAAGGCAATGATCGCCCCCAGGAGTTTGCTGGCCTTCCATAGCACCACCAATTCCTTGAGGGCTGGGCCAATGTCTTTGGACTCGGTAAGATGCTCTTTGATAGCATCCCTCAACTCAAACAATATGGCATTTTGCCTGTTCATCTGCTCCTGCAAGGCCAAGTATTGGTTAGTTTCTGCGCCGCGTCGTTCTGTTCCGTCCCAGGGCATTGTTTTTCCTTATTGTATGCAATTATCTTTTGGATGAAAATCCACCCACTCCAGGGGCGGCATAAGACCCTCCTACATTGACCAAATCGGATAACGGTCTGGCGTAACCGGGTCTGGAGGTAAGAGATTTTACTATCTGGCGTTGCACCCAGGGGGCATATAGTGCCGATGCCCCCATCATGGACAAAGGTATGGCGGGAGAAGCAAATCCGCTAGCCAAAGCCCCAGCCGACAGAGCCAATCGTCCAGCAGTACCGCTGTCGTTGTAATGGGATGACATAATAGACTTGGCCGGTCCAGAGATGTCTTGGAGAAATGCTCCTCCTTCACTGAATGCCCGTTTGTCCTTCGTGATGTCACCGGCTTTAACAGCAGAGTGCAACTGACTCGGGGTGAATATTCCCTCCGGGGATGCCACCGAAGACGCGGCCCTGTCGACGGTTTTGAGGATACGGTATGCTGTGTTGATCTTGGCAAATTCATCGGCATATTGGGGATTCGTTCTTTCCAACAAGTCCCTCAGTTCCGCATGGACTGACCTCAACACTTCGCCGGCATCTCGTTCGTACTTGGAGGACGACCTGCCAAAACTGGCAGAATGGTCCCTTATGGCGGACATGGCGTCTTGGAGATTCGATCCAACAAGTCTTCCTCCAGCATCCAGTCTGTGCCCCATTTCCCTATCGATGATGTGGGTGATGGCGTCCTGTTCCTTCTGGGGCATCTGCGAGATGTGGTTCCTGAGCAATTGCATGCTGGAGTAGAATTGGGTGTCATTCAGATCCGCATGCAAGTGGGGGACTAAATTATCGTACGCTCTTTGGGCTGTTGTTCTCAGTTGCAGGATGCTGTCGTGACCCGGACCTAACACTTTACCGGGCATGCCGGCCAAGGGGGCTACCATCTCCAGGCCCTTGTTGATGACAGAAACGTTCAGATCAGATTCCCCGCGTCTTTGGGCTGCTGTAATGGCATCCCCCAGGCCAAAGAAACTCCGGGCTTTATCTTCTGTTCTGGAAGCCAGCCCCCCCAGGGCCTGTCCGGGAGTCAAACGAACCCCGGCATCAATCAAGGCCTTGACCTGCTGGTTTAAAGATGCATTGGGACTGATTAACCTACCCGCCCCTGCAGCCGCCACAGGAATGGCTCCTCCTGCAACGGTTCCTACTAATACTTGCTTGCCTTTGTTCGACCAGAAGTCTTGCTGGTCTTCACCAGACGTTATTGGTGATATTGCTCCAGATGCAGCCCCGGTAGAAGCCCCGGTGGCCAGTTTAGACGCCATTGTTGGGGCTTGCACTGCGCGCCCTGCCCCGCCCAGAGCCAGATTAACCGGACTGGCTATTTCTCCCACCAATTGCGCGGTGTCGAACCCGGACCGCCCTGCAGCGGATCGGGCTTGTTGGTACTCAGATTCTTTGGCCGCAATGGCGGGATCCACTTTATCCCCCAGCCCCAGGGCATGGGCGCCTAATTGAACAGCCCCCACCACAGGATTAGCCATTCCTTGCATGACGCCGCCGATGGAAGACCCCCTCAAATTGCCATTGGGGCCAAAGGTGTCCTTTATCCAGTTTCCGGCTTTTTCGATAACCCCCGGTTCTTCAATCTGGTAGCGCCCGGATTGGGGCGAATCTTCCTCAATTACATATCGGGCCATTGGTTATCCCTTACAAAGGTGTCCATTTTCCGTTCACAGACTGCATGCGTTGCCCGGTGTGAGAATCCCGGATGATTTTCCCATTGAATTCTGCAGGGTCCGGGAGAGAGTCAAAACTGGTCTTCCCAGGCAGGGGGGAATTTCCTGTCGCCGGGGCCGGGGCTGGAGATTCCGTTTTTCCGGGAACGGGGGAATCCAACATCTTACCGTATACACTCCGGTAATAATTGGATATCCGTTGCTTGCCAGCTTCTGTTGCTTTCACCAAATTGGCGATTTCCTGTTTTACCTGGGCCATCGATTGAGCTTTATCGAGGTTGGCCAGCTGGTTCTGTAAGATCTTGTGTTCGAATTCCGTAACCGACCCCAGACCGCTGGACCCATTCTTGCCGGCAGATTTCAACTCATTCAATGCGGAGAATCCGGCGACATCCTTGAGTCGTTGAAGGAGGGCTTTGGCATTTGCGGCGTCTCCCCCAGGGATGTTGGGTAGCATCCCCTTAAGGCCATAGTTTCCCTCCAGCCCAGGACTTTTCAAGACCTCATTAGCTACATTGAGAAGGTTGTCCATAGCCGCAGTAGCGCTCTGCGTGCCCAGAGTGTCAGAGTGAAAAGCGGTAACCACTTTTTCGTCTGCCGCCCCTCCCGGAATTCGTTCGAGGTTTCCTTCCTCATTCCACCTGTAGTTCGGGGGGGCTTTGGGCTTGGCCCTCAATTTTTGGTTTTTGAGGGCAATGTCGGCCTCGCCTTCCGCCAGGACCTGCTGGGCTTTTGCTATGTCCAGGTTACCCTTGGTCAGTTGGCGTTCCTTTTCGGTATCCCTGCCGAAATCCACCCGTTTCCCATTTACCATCGCGGCCATGGGGTCATTTTTCAGGTAGTGCCCTTTCCCCTGCCCGAATACTTCCACAGGACGGGTGTAATCGACTTCCGGAGCCGACATGGAGGAATTGCCTGTTCCGTTGCTGAGAAGGTTGTAGGTGGCCCCTGTGCGGTTGTTGCGGATCATTCCGGTCCCACTCGGAACCTGGATACCAGGATTGTCGATCGGGTTCTGTGGCGGTTCCTTCTTGAAAGAGGACGGTGCAGGAATAGGTGCAGGAATAGGTGCAGGAATAGGTGCAGGAATAGGTGCAGGAATCTCCGGAGTCGCAGGCTGGGCCTGTTGAGGATCCCACTCTCCGGATGCCCCTTGGGGCTGGCGGGGATCCCATCTTCCGGTAGCGCCGGTCAAATCAGCCGGTGGGCGAGACGCAGGCTGGGCCTGTTGAGGATCCCACTCTCCGGATGCCCCTTGGGGCTGGCGGGGATCCCATCTTCCGGTAGCGCCGGTCAAATCAGCCGGTGGGCGAGACGCGTACATTTCCTGCGCGGTAGGGGGGCTGATACCGCCAAAGATAGTAAGATCATTCCCAAACTGTGGAATTTCCTGTCCCCACCCCCCGGAAGACCCGGAAGGAATACGAGCCTGACGCCTTGGGTCTTGCCGCATCCCCGGCATGATGTCTCCCATTTGCAAATTGAGCAGATCGGACAAATTCATGTTAGCCCCTTACCAGGTGGATTGGCCGTTAGCCGGACCAGACTTCAACATCCCGCTTTGCTGAGCAGCGGCTAGGGACGTTTTCTTGCGTTCGTTGTAAATTTCATCGGCGGACGTCAGTGCCTTTAGGGCAGTGCCAGCATTGGCATTGTACCGGTTGCCCAGGTCGGAAACCCCCTGCTGACGGATCCCCAATTCCTGGTTGGCCGCACCCATCCTGCCGACGTTATACTGGTTGCGTTGGCCCACTGCGGACGACAGCCTGTTGAATTCGTTGCCATATTCTTGCGAAGCGGCCCCCTGCCCGTAGTCAGCCAAAGCAGCAAGGGTATTGCCAGAGTTCAACATGCCCTTGGCAGCTGCCGATCGTTCAAGAGCTTGTTGGCCCTGATTGAACCTGAACCTGTACGCGTTGGTATCGGAAATGGAATCCGGGTTGTTTATGAGCTGGACAAGTCGGTCTTCGTAGGGGTTGGAATACGCTCCCCTTGATGCTTCGGCGGCGGACCCATATCCTTGCAGCGACTGTTGGGCAGACGACAGGTCGGAAAATTGCGGCCCCAGGAATTTTTGGATCTGGGCCAAATAATTGGGGGCGTTTTCCGGAAGCGCCGATGCTTGTTCAGCGTATTGTTGAGATTTGAACTTGTTCGCAACTTCACCGGGGGTCATGACGGAAATCTGCACCGCTCCCCCGATGTTGATCATTTTTTTGTAGGTGCCGTCGGTCTGCAGTTGATAGCCGTTTTGTTTAGCCCATTCATCCGCGCCAGGGGTGCCCCCCAAAGGGTTTCCCATCAACGACCGTTCCCAATCATCTTTTTGCTTTTGCTGCCATGCGTAATACCCGGATTCGCCTGCCATGTCTGTCCCCTAGTCTAATTCGAGCGCCGCCAGTTGAACTGGCAACGCCGCAATGTGAATCAGTTCGAACGCTCTGCGTCGATATTTTCCGCACCGTCTCAATCTTGCCTGGGGGTCGGATAGGTTAATTCTGCGTCCTTTGCTGTACGACGCATAATCGTCATCCGACCAACGCACCATAGCCTCGCCCCCCTGTTTTAATCCGACCACTCTTACCTGTCCAAGGGTCTTCCACTCTTCATTTCCCCCATCTACCTTAGGGGTTCGGATGGTAAGTTTGATGGGGACACCGGAATCGTCGTAAGCGGAATCGCTAATTTCACACAGGGCACCGCTGGTTTCGTGTAACACCAAATCTCTGCCCGCAGCATTGACATATCTGGTGTATTTGAAGTATGTTTCATCATACCCTGTGGCGGTTATGGTGCCCGTAGCCGGGGAGGAAGTTGCAGACGGAACTTCATACGTAAACGTGTCCTCGTCCACGTAGTTGATTTGAAACACCCCGTTATAGGCGGATGGGGTGGCCCCTGAAATAGTGACCGGGGAACAATCTTCATACAGATGATCTGTGCAGGATACTACGGCCAGACCCCCGGTTTGGGTGATCGTGCAAGATTTGGGGGTTTGTGCCGTAAGACTGGTCCATTGAGCCCACGAATCGCTGGTAGCATCGTAAGCCAAAGTTATGCCCAGAGTTTTTAACCCCAGGACATAAAATGAATGGCCGGCTATTTTGACCCCATACGAATAGACGGAAGACATTCCGTCAGAAGCAAGAACCCGATCAACATCCGGGCCGCTAACCTTTTCTTGTTGCGTGCCCTTCATCCGATATATCCCAGGACCGCGCTGGCGTGCTTTAGCCGCCCAATACACGGTTTCATCCAGAGAGGCCACCGAATCCCCGGAAGCGCAGCCTATCAGAGAAAATGCGCTGAGGACAGGAGATAGAGGAGAACCGGGAGAATTTCCGGCATTATAAAAGAATTCGGTGCTCCATTCCTTGAAGGCGATTATGTAGTTTTGGGACTTGGTTACGGCTATGCCTGCCCCAGGTTCGATGGCCGCAGTAATGAAGTCTAATGCCCCCCAGGAAAGAGGGTCGTTCAACCCAGAATTGTAGATTACTCCGTTTGTGTCCATCACAAAGAAGTACCCGTCCAAATACACCACCCCCGGAACCGTGGTCCTTCCCCCTTTTATGGATATGGTGCCGGTGGCAGGGGTGGCGGGGGTTCCAGTGACCTCATAAGAAATATGAGTGGAGTCTGTAACGGAAATGACGAATGTGCCATTGTATTCGGTCTGGGATGCCCCAGCCACCGTAACACTTGACCCGGACTGCCAATTTACAGCAGAAGGAAGAGTTGCAGTAGCCGTAGATCCCGATCGGGTAATGCTAGTTGGAGTTACACTGCTCCACCCAGGGTAATTTGCATTGGTGACTTTTGTCAGCACGTTATTCTCGAAGTTGAAAGCATCATACGCCGATTTGAAGAATACGCCGGTCAGTGACCCAGCGGCATTATATTGCATCATGTCGAATGGCTGGCCGGCTACTGTGACGGATAATGCGTAGGTCGTCATACTCTGCGCACGATGCTGAGACCTACATCATAATAATTACCAGCCAATGCACACACAGGATCTGATGCCGTGGGACTTCCAGTGCTGTAAGACATTTTCATGTTCAGATAGACGTATGCGCACACAGTCGAAACTCCGTAAATAAACGAAACATCGGTACAGATTGTGTCGTTGGCTACAGAAATTACAGCATCTTCTGGATTTTCCACGACTGTTGTAAATATATATTCGTATGGGTAATATACGACATAATTTGTAGCATACGTCTCCACCAGTCCGCCCGAATACGTGTAAGTATGTGTATGCTGGTAGGAATATCCAGGGCAGGCTTTTAACAAATAATGCAAGGCTTGCCTTGCTGCTGCTTTTACAGATGCGGCCAGTTTCGTTGTGCAAAAACAATCTGTACTCCCGCTAGCTGATGTATATGCGTGCGCCGCCCAATAGTCCGGGTCGTTGTCAACAATAGCGTAAATTTCCCACAGTGACCACGCCTGATAACGCCTGCTGTCCGGAGGTGTTACGCTCCAGAAATCGTCACCCGGCCCAGGGGGTGTCGGAGGGTCGTCGACCATTGCGTAGTACCCATCCACCAAGTCGCCTATGAGTGTTCTTCCAGGAAGCGGGGTGCCGTCATAGGTGCTCAGCTCAAACTTGTCCCCATACACCAAGTACAGAAGTCCGTTGAGCCCCAACAGTCCCTGTCCTTGGGAGTAGTCGTACCCAGTATCGACCAGTCCCGGTCGGGTCAGCACCACCAGCCCCGATGACTTTTCCTCACTCAACCCATTGATCATCCTCGCATCCTTCGACGCGCTAGACAATCGAGCCGCAAAATCAGTGGGCAGAGGAACCCTCACGTGAGCACCCAGGCCTCTTTGGACGTCTTTAGGAACAAAGCTTTGTCATTGGATACTTGGCCTTTGGCCACGCTGGTGAAGCCCAATGACCCATACAGGGGGGACAGGGCGGCGGTGGAATCAGTTCCAAAAGGAGAAACAGTGTTTGTTTTCAGAGAATCACCTATTACAGTGACAGCTTTGGAGTTGAATTCCGCTAGAAGTTGAGAAGTGCCCGAAGTAACAGACCCAACGCCAGAATTTCCGGGGCGTTTGATCACCCCGGCCTGATCCCCTGCAGATTCTAGAATCCCATTGATGGCCCTGGAATCTTTTGTGTTATTGCCCGCCCGAGTTTCCAGAGGAGGGGCGAGAGACACCCTGGCCATCAATACCCTCCAAGGAACCCGGCAATCCCGATAGATTGACCGCCCGTAAGAGCAGTGTCGAAATTGGACACCGGTTGTTGTCTATTGGCCGCTTGGATGTCGCCCAATTCGTCCCTCGCAATCTCTTTCACGTCACTCGGAACGGAAAGCTTGAATTCCGGGGCCAATTCGCAGGCCAATTGGTATCTCAGCCACTTGGCGTACCCTGGCGGATATGCAATACTAGCTGCCAAGGAAGCCAGAGGAGAAAATTGCATGTTGACGCTCAGCGTAATAACCATTGCCGCAGAAGGAATGGGCCATATGTTGATTACCCCCAACGGATATTCACCAACATAATACAAAGAATTTGGGATGGGGGCCTGGAAATTCTTCAACGTGATGGCATTCCACTGCTGCTGGTTCAGTAGTCTAAGAGGGAAATCCAGAGAATTGTAGTTGACAAATGCATACTCTATTCCTACCGGGCGATTTGTGGTGAAATCAGCTGCCGAAGGCCCGATGGTATAAGTTTGTTGCCCGCCCACCAGATTGAACGTGCTGTTGGAGTTCGCAAATACCACCAGCCCTTTGTTGTTACACGAATCAAGAAGATCGTTCAAAACAGACAGGGCGTCAGTTTGTTCCTCCGTTGATGGGAGCTCCCCAGACGCCACCGCCCCCAGGAGCCTCATCGAATTAGTAATAAGCTGCAGGGCGGTAATTGCCATGATTAGCAGTCCTCAGCTGATGAAAAATCTGGCAAGGCCTTAACTGCAAAGTAGGCGGTTTCGAGCAAATCCTGCCCAGAAACAAAGGTGAAGGCCAGACCGAAGATATCCAGGGGCAAATTTACCCCGGCAGCGGCATAAATCCCCACCTCAGCGTTGAAGCCGGCGTACTTGCCGCCAGTGATCCGATCCACACGAATATACGCTGCCGGAAGAGTGACCCCGCGAACCTCGATTGCTTGCATGAGTGCCATAGCGAGCCTCAGTTAATGATAAGAAAGTTAACGCGGGTCTCGGCTGTGGCCGCCGCATTGGAGTAGAGCGTGAAGCTGCCGGCTGCGGCCACCACCTGGACACTCTTCATCGTCGCGTCGTTTGTGGCGACGGTGGCAACGATAATCGAGCTTGCCGACACGCGATCATTGGTAACAACCTTCGACGCGTCTGCCGCTGCGAAATTGACAGACCCGGCGTTTTTGTTGATCGTTTGTGCGCCCGTCGTCCCGCCCGTCGTCACTGTCTTGTCGTAGCGGATATCGTGAGCATAATACCGTGGCTCAGACGTAGCCCCTGAGTATGTAATCGACAGACCCTCGTCCGGGTACTCGTGCTCCCAGGCCATGCTTGGGCCAATCGTGCCCATGGCCCCAGCAGGTCCGGTTGCTCCAGCCGACTTGAGCACGCCCGCCGATGTGATGGTCTGCCATCCGCTGCCGTGGGTGTAGGTCAGTCGGTCTCCGGGAGCTAGAGCTACCTTAACGAGGTTGTATGTCCCGCTGCCGTTGTAGTACCGCACCGTTACCGACTGCGTGATGAGGTCGACGTTGCTGATGTTGATGAAGTCGACGTCGCGGGTGGCACCGGCAGCTGGAGCAGCCACAATGACGATAGCCGTCGTGCCGGTGAAGTTCTGCGACAGCGCCCCGCCCTGATAAGCACCAGTCGACTGATCCGACCAGCAAGTTACACAAGTCGGATCAACCGTATTGGCAGCAAAATCGCAGACTGCCTCCAGCCTGGACGGGGAGATTAGGCGAATCACCCGGCTACTCCGATTTCACCCTCAGCCTCGAAGGTGAGCGCCGTAGTGGTGCCAGCGCCGCCGACCAAGAAATCGGCCGTGTCGAGGCGAATCATGCCGTACCAGTCGACGTAGCTGTTGGCGGGTACCGACTGTGCAGTGCCCATGAACTCGGTGCCTGCCGTATTCGCTCCGGTCGCCCCGATCCACAGCGAGAAGGTTGCCGCGCTGGCGGTCTTGTTCGCAATGCGGATGTGCCGGATCAGAATGTAGGTTGCCGTGTTGCTGGTGCCGCCAGCCGATACGCCGCCGGTCAGCGTCTGTGGGTTGAGAATGTTCGTGGTCAGCGTGGTGGTGAGGGCCACCGGACCAATACGAATGTTTTTGTTTGCTGCCATGAGATGCTCCTGTTAGCCGTGCGCTGCTGAAAAAGAAAGAAGCCAGGTTGGGGGTGCGCTCACTGGAGCGGGAACCGTCCATCCGTCTTGCCCGTCAAGTCCGTCCGTGCCTGAGACTCCAGACCCGCCGTTAGCTCCCGCTGGGCCAGTCGAACCCTGAAGACCGCGAGGCCCCGGTGGGCCAATCGGACCATCGTCTCCGTCCTGACCGTCAAAGCCGGGAGGACCGGCCAAACCTTGGGAGCCAGTTGCTCCGGGAAGCCCGCGTGGGCCGGGGGGTCCGTCTTCGCCATCTTCGCCATCCTGTCCTGAAAGTCCAATCGGACCAGCTGGTCCGATTGCGCCTGTTGCGCCAACAGGTCCGCGCTGCCCCGGCCATCCATCCTGTCCATCAAATCCGTCCTGGGCCGTAAGATTTTGCGTGATGTAATTGTTTATCGTATCGCCCCCACCGCCGCCGCCCGCAATGATCGCAGCGATATCTGCCGTGTTGGCCCTTATGGCTTTCCAGAGCAAATAAGCCCATTGGTCAAAACTGGAATCGACCTTCGGCGGGGGTTGAGGAACGACGACGGACATGGTCAAACCTGCGCAAAGTCAAGAGAAGCAGCGGCCAAGAATATGGCATTCCATGCGGCTGGCGTCGGGACGGGAACAAGGTTTGTCCGCAGGTTTGACGAAAACGGGTTATCCCGGTCAATGGCCTGCGTGTATTTCCAGAACCGCTGGCGCTTGTTGGTCAACAGAGCAACAGCCGTGTCGATTTGCGCCTCGGTGATGCCAGCATCGGCGCACGCTTGCAC